AGCCGCCCACGAAGCCGCCTTCATTTTGTCGGATAGTGATAGCGTTTGTTCCGCTGATTTATGAAAGACCTTTCTATACACTTCGAAAACGGGCCTTACCTTTCTTGCTATAAAGAACTCCATACATGAAACTGTAAGTTTATAGTCAATCTTATTGTTACCTCCCCAACTTGCTTCATCTTGCTTGCCATTTTGGGCAAGCGTCTTGTAATCAACTCCCTCAATAAATTGTTCATTTGAAGTCAATGCTCTAACAGCCTTCCCTTTTTCAGAATAGACTAACGGCCAAACTTCGTCAAGATTGATCGGAAACTCGTCATCAGATTGCGACAACTTTAACACAGCCTTGAAATAACGTTTTATTTCATTCTCACTACTATTCTTTGATAATATTAATTTTAATTCCATAATAATCTAAATTTTAAAATTCAACTGTTTAACGATCTCTTGATCTCTTCCATAATCCTTTTAGTTATCCGTTCTTGATTCCACTCGTGCCATTCGGTGTATAAGCCTTTCCCGACAAGATAAAAGAAGCAGGAGTTTTTGAGATCGGTTTCTTGTTGAGAGGTGATCTTAGCCCATTTTAGTCGATTCTCTAGTGATAAGATATCCTTCTTTAGCTCTTGGATCTTTTTGTACTCCAGTGTGGTTGTTGCGTTTTTTGCAAATGTCGTATGAAAGACTTTCCGGTATACCTCGAACACCGGGCGTATTTTCCGGGCGATAAAAAATTCCATGCAAGGAACGGATAATAGATACTCCAACTTTGGCCTTCCGCCTTTTAGGTTTTGCGGATTTTGCCGCAAAACTTGATAGTCAATATCTTGCATGAATGTTTTCTGCAAGACATCTACGGCATCCGATCTCTTGTTGTACACTAAAGGATATACCTCGTCAAGGTTCACCGGGAACTCTTGATCTGAATTTGACAGCTTGAGTACTGCCATGAAGTAGCGTTTGATTTCTACTGTGCTACTTTCTTTTGTAAGAATTGTTTGCTTCATCTGGTGTGACAGTTAGATGAATAAAAAAATAGCGACCCCACATAATCCAAAAGTTGTCACACCACACATATCGCAAAGATATATGAACGGATTATGGGAGCCGCTTATGCTTCTCTCATCTTTGCTGGCCTACTCTCTTGCAGCGCCTATGTGTAATGTGACGCCGCGAACTTACGAATTTTCCCGGAAAAGCAAGCAATATCCTTTCTTTTTTATCCATTAAGGAATGTTTCTATCTTGCTGGCCAAGGTTATGAGCATATCCGATTGAAGCTCGTTGAACTCCTTGCAGAATCTCATGTCATCTTTATGCTTCTCTTCTGGAGACCGATCATCGCTTACGCTGCAATATCCGGCGAAAGAGTTTACCGGAAGGGGTCTCATAGCCTCTATAGCTAGTTTTATCGATTTTTCTTTGATGTTTTCTTCCATGATTTATTTATTATTAATAGAATGCTCTAATTCCGTAACCAATGACACATTGCAGATAGCTCTTTGTCTCTGCCACTCAAGAAACTTATTTTGTAATTCCTCGTTTCCCGAGTCAGATATTAATCTGAGCAGTTCAGATTCTATTTTGCTAAGTTTTTCAACTTCGATTTGATGATTACTTTTACTCATGATTTCTTACGGTTTAGCTACTAATTTCAATCTATATCCTAAGTTGTTAGTTTTCTCATCCTTATCTATCAGATGAGAGTACAATTCATCCATTATGATATAAAATATCACTTTGGGTAAAGGCTTTTGAAGGTAATTTGCGAAGTCTTCAAACAATAAATGTTTTGGGGTTACTTCTTCTATTTCTTCAAAACATTCATGTAGTGGCTTAAATTGTAAGCCATGTTTTTGGGGATTTGTCAACAGTTCCTTGTAGGCGTTGACTGTTTCATGTGATAATACCATAAATTCATTATTCTTTAATTATGAACCTTTTCGTTATTATTTTCAGTCAATTCAATAAAATCATCGCTTGTCAAAAATAAACGATGATTTATACCAATCGCTCTGTAAAAGTCTCCACTTCCGATGTGTTTCCCCATAAATTCAACTTCAACGATCGTCCCATTCACTAAGCCATCATCATGATGATACTTATTATCTGTTTTAATTTGTACTTTCATCTTTCCTTAGTCGTTATACATTATACATTTGTTCAACCTTCAATCGAGCATACAGCTTGTTGACATCACCTTGAGCCTCGTCAATAGCCTGTTTCCCGAAAGCGTTCTTCAACATGCGCATATCATCCTCGCTATCCAGCTTAAAGGATATCGGATTGGGGATTTTCTCTATACCCATAATATCCAAGAGAAGATTATAATTTCCTTTATCATCACGGAGATACCCGTCACTTGTATGCACCCAATAGCCTGTTGAGCATTCCATGATACCTACCGGTTCATCCCCGCCCTTAAACATGACAGGTGAGCATTTTTTTCGAAGGTCAACCTTATTGACAAGGTCAAGAGTTAGACCTTCGGCTTTTTCTTCTTTCGTTAGTTTCTTTATTTCCATACTCGGTTATTGTTAAATTTTCCCCAACTCCGATATTTGGATTTTTACATTTTGTATTTTTTCTTTCAATTCATCTTCCTTTCTGAACGATGGTGTGCACTTTGTTCGCCTCATACCTGCTCCCCAAGGGATATTATTTGATACCCGGGTCAAACGTTCTCTTTCCTTTGATAGAGATTTTTCGAGCTGGACAAGTCTCCGTTCCAATACATCTTTTTTGCTCATATCCTCTTGAGTGTTAGTTATTCTTTGAAATCCAGTTATCAGTATCACAGTGAAAGCAATATCCGGTTTTAGGATGCTCCGCACCGTCTTTAGCTCCACAGGTTCCACAATAATACTCCTTGTCATATTCCGGGGAAAGACCTTTATTCCGTTCTTTGATAACGGCTTTTCTTTCTTCAAGCATCATCATTTTATCGGGATTACGACTCAAATAAAACTTTCTGACTTTCCGTATTTGTTTCTCAAACAGATCGTCAGATTCGGCAATTTGTTTTGATGTATATTTGCTCATGAGTCTGTTATTCTTAATGTTGCACTAACTCTAACTCTGATTCAATAAATTCCTCGAAATACATTTTTCCGTTAGGATAATGGAGCATAACACAATAAAGGTTTTCTTTACGTGCCCCATCTTTGGTTTTAACTAAAGACTTTTCTTCCACGACTTCAGCGATAACGCCGACTTCCGACTTATGCCTTTCGTTCGTACACCACACATGTTGTTTTATTTTATATTTTGTTGCCATGATTTATTTATTTGTTACCATTCTATTATTAATCCATAATCCCCATGTAGCCATTCTCCTTGATATACTTTGAATCCTTGTCTCATGAGTTCAAGTTTGCACTCATCTGAGAAGTATACCCAATGCGGGAAAAATATTTTATACTCGTTTCGTTTATTCGCTTCTCCTATAATTGTATAGATTTGATCTAACGATGGAGAGTGTTTTTCTAATTCTCTAGCTTTCATATATTTTTAATTATGAGCCTTCCCGGGAAGGCTCGGTTAATACTATTCATTTTTGTTACGTTTCTCGATCATATAAATATTTTTACCATCATTTACCGTGACCAGAAATAACTTATCGCAATTTAGACATTTGCAATTATATAACCCACAGAGAAAAGATCCCTTTATGTATCTAGTCGAATGACAGAATGGGCATTTTATTGAATTATCCATGATTTTCAGGTATTATCATCCAGTGTGTAATGTCTTCATCATCAACATGACCATTTGACAAAGCCCACATACTTTTGTTATATCCTTTATTCTTTCTTAACCAGCCTAAGACAAGATGTCTTATAGAATTTATATCAAATAACAGAACCTCTTCTCCGGGTGGCGGTAGCCGATCCTTCACGCTTATCCACGGGAATTGCTTTGCCTGCCATTCGGCACCAGCTATAAAGCCGTGGTAATATGCAGGGAATGCACTACCGCTACTCCTGCTTTCAGCGAATAAATGAGCCGCTTCTTCTACTGTCTGTCTCTTATCAATATCTCTTTCCATTGTTAATGCTTATTGTTTAAATTCCCAAAACGAAAGCTTGCCTTTCACGCCTGTTATCGGCTTGTCAAACATTACAGGGTTTGCCAATACCCAATTATAGACAACCTTTCTGCCTGTAATATTCTCATGCAGTTTAGGATTCATGCCGACTGTGTAGTTTTCTGTTTTCTCTGCCCAAATGGATGAATGATTTACTACGCAATCCACAATCTCTACGCTGCCAATGATTGTACCAAAAGGCAGATTACCAAACATTGTTTCTTTAGCAATCGTACCAAATGCAGCCTTCATTTGGGCATCAGTTAAATCGACGCTAAACTTTTTACCATGAGAACCGGCAGCATGAATAAGCACACGTCCACGATAGTTAGTTCTCCAAGTACGATTCTCAATGTCTTTGATATCGTGGACTATCAAGGAGGCCCACGGTTGTTTGATGGTTATTGCTTTCATTTTTAACCTCCTTTTACCAATTCTAGATTATCATAAACATTACCTATTACTTTAATTTCTCTTTTATAATCAGTCCACCAGCAAGGACTAACTTGCTGCCAATAACGAGTTTTAAGATCACAGTCCAAATCTGTAAGATTAGCCAAGCAATAACTCGCCCATTCATCTATGTACCTAATCAATTTAGGATATTTGCCATTCACGCTGATAATGTCCCCCTCGTAAATCTCCTTTTCGCTCTTGTCTTTTAGGCCTGTGAACTGGCCTACGGTGTCGGGATCCACGTCATAGTTTATCTCGTTCCCAAACTTGTCAAACTCTATTATCGAGGTGCATCCGCTCGGATAGGTTATCAATGACCCGTAACGCCACAGATTATCGTTCTCAATGTCTTTCCCCCTGAATTTAATCTCACTCATTTTGTGCTCCTTTACCTAATAAATTACTACAAGCCTCACCATCACCCTTACCGGTTTTTTGATGGAAGGCGCACCAAGCCTCTCCGTTTGTGTCTTCATCCTCGAT